GGGACACCACTGCCCCTATGACAGCCGTAAAAGTACCGTCACGAGACCACCAATGTTCTCACCCTTCAAACCCTTAGACGGCGGGGTGATCCTATTCATAGACACCTTCTCCACGTAACCCTCAGCCACCTCACCCGTAGTATAATCCGTCCAACGAATCGTAGCCGAAGTAGACTCCAGTTGTTTCAACACACTAAACCTATCCCACGACAAACCAACCGAACCATACGCTTGACCCTTACGGTCAGTCTCAAAATCAAAACACATCAACGGCACAGACAACAACTCTGCCCTGCGAGGGGCAGGGATAGCGCGAACCTGAAAACCTATCATCTCAGCGGAAAGGGAACGGTCAGCGTTAGACTCCAACTCGAAAGCAACAAACAAGTTAGCGACAGGACCCGGTGCAACAACGTTCAACTGACCCACCGAGTCAGTGACAGTGCCGTTAACAGAAATCACTTGATCCCAAGTGGACGGTGCCGTAGAACCAGCAACGTTAGCGTAAGCAGTAACACTACCGGCACTATCACTCTCAGCCAGCAACCTCAAGTCACGCCAAGCCTTCGACTCCAACGTACCCAAACGGATACGCCCAGTCTCAACCCAACCAGCAGGAACAAACGTTGCCGATTCCTTATACACGCCCTGCGTGTCCACACTAAACCACAACTTACCCCCAGCAAACGTAACCTGAGTGGCCTTACCAGTAACAGTAGTATTCGTAGTAAGATCCGCTGCCGAAGCAAACAACAACTGCGTGTTGTTAATCGTTTGACCAAGGTTAATACGCCACAACCCCGCCCTGTTTACACGGTCACCCGAAGAAGACTGCGACCCGACAGTCACAAACACAAACGAACCAACAGCAACAGCATCAGTGCAACCATCAACAGACTCAACCGTTAAAGGCCCAAGGTTCAAAGAACCATTAACATCCATCGCCGCAACACGGGCACCCTTAGAAGTACCCACAATAAGGAACGTACCCAAATAAGAATACAAAGAGTTCGCTAATTCACCGCGAGGCATTTCAGCCACAACAACAGGTTGCTCCAATGTCACAGTGGTGGAGGTCGTAGCAATAGCGACACGGTAAATAGAAGACACATCGTTGGCGTAGCCAGACAAGTAAATACTTGTTGGCCCTTCAGACACGTCATTCCACACCCAGTCGGTGCTAGGGTGAGTGTAAAAAACAGGTGGGTGAACGACACTGGCGGGTGACAAGTCAGTCACTTCATGCACCTCATTGTCGCACACGTAAATCAAACGAGACTTAACCCAACGCACAAGACTACGGGCAGTGCTAGCCTTAGCGTCGTAAATCTTTGCGCCAGCACCCGAAGGCAACGCACCCTTATACAAACCGACAGTAGTAGTGAGGAACCACGACAAACCGTCAGTGGTAATAGATTGAATGTCTTCCGTGCTACCCCACGTTATTGTGGTTGCAGTGTTGTCGTTAGCGACATGCTTCAACACGTTGCCGGTTGCGTGAAGAACACCCGTACCCACACCCAGCATCAGTTGACTGGCACCGTCAGAAGAATACACGTTACTTGTGTCCTTCAACAAAGAAAGAACACCCGCCTGCCACGGGTTAACCCCACCGCCACGGTTATACCTAAACTGTGCCTCTTCCGCTGAAACCTCTAACGGTTCAGCAGTAAGAAGACCGCTACCAAAATGCCACGAAGACTGCGACCTGATCCAGTAACCAGAATCAAGAGACTGCTCACCGGGGTTACGTTCATTATCTACACGTTCCCTACGAAACGGTGCCGTTTCGCGTTGCAACGGGTACGAGCGACTAAACCCAAACAAAAACTTTAAACCAGCAATGTCACAATCCCACGATATGAAATCTGGGGTTGATGCGTTAACTTGTGCGAGTAAAGCAGAACCAAGATCTTCCACGACACCATCAGAAATATCTACTGGCATTACGCTCCCTAGTTTGTAGAGTTCTTACACTGTTTACACGTACACTGGTCACACTTAACGTCAAGCATCCCGAAGGTTCTTTGCCCACGCACGTCGCGTCTTCAAACGCCTACCAAGAATAGGTAACGGCCACAACGCACCGTTTTTTTGTGCAGCGGCAGTAAACGAAACGTGAATGTGTTGGTAGTGACCGTAACCAAACCCACGGAAAACCCACCACTTACTGCGATACGTCCCACTAGCAACCTGACCCGTATGCACCACGTACTTCACGCGGTCACTACCGGGCAAACCGGACGCAGCATACTTCACCAGTTGATCCGCAAGGTTCTTTGCGTTTCGGCCACGCCGCCACTTACCTCTACCGAACCCTGAATCTAAATCTACGGCGTAAACCCACCCTTTAGAGTCAGGATTGTGATCAGACGATCTAGTTGAATGCTCCAAATTTCCAATGCTACCATCGCTTGCCTTGTCCCTGCCGGGGAATCGTGCATCAAGTTGTGCACGGAGAGTCACACCACCAGCAACCAGTTTCCATGCCATCAGGCATCACCCTCAGGGTGAGTGTTAGTAAACGCTAAACCACCAATGAAGATAGCGTTAGCCATAGCAACAAGAGTGACAGCGAGTTCATCCGAAATGAAACCAAGGATGACAAGAACAGGGATGGTTGCGGCACTAATACCGTACAGGTATTTACGCCACTGCGTTGAAATGTTGGGCATGATGTTTCCTTTCATACAAAAAACCACCCGAAGGTGGCTAGTTAATGTGGAATAAGCGTTGCGTTATTCCATGTTATGTCAAATCAATACCAAAAACGGTACGGTTGTGACATCGAAGGTAATGATAAGTGGAGTTATACAAACCTTACATATCAGAAAAACATGTAAGATTTATTGCAAAAACTTTACACGTCAGACACCGCGCAAAACAGCGACAGCGACAGCAGCAATCGCCACAAGCATGGAAGCAGGAATACCCCACACAATCTTTTGCAGCGTGTGCATTTGTTTCGTCAATTCACCCACATCCTTCGTGACCTCAGCAAGGCTCGTATCAAGGGACACTTCAGACTCCAAAGTGCGGATGCGGGTCTCGTGATCACTCGCTGATTGAACCAGTGAATCCACTTTACCCATCACCACAGTCAAGTTCCTGTCTACTTGTTGAAGCAAGGTATACATGTCACCGGCTGGAATAACGATGTCACTCATGGCGTGGGTTTTATTAAGTTACTAAGCATTGATAGGCGCGTCGGCCTTGGGCGTTGTTTAACAATTGCCAATGATTGAGCAACTTGATATTCATTGTTCAGCCAGCGCCGTAAGTTTGCTGAGTCAGCCATGGCGGCATGTCCTTTCCAAGATCCCACAAATTGGGTCAGTGATTGTAGATCGTTCTCTTCGGTAAAGTTTTTGATCTTGCGCTTGGCTCTTGTCACCGAACTCTTGCGCAGAAGTTTGTGCGTGGGCCAGATCCTGTAGCCTAAGAAGTTAATCCCTCGACTAATCGGGGACGCTTGCCAGCGACTAATCTCCAAGTGCATGTTGTCCCTGGCGAATTCCTCGATGGCAATTTTGACCTCGCGCAGCTGCGCCGGATCGTTGCCAAGTACCACAACGTCGTCCATGTATCGGGCGAATGTCACCTTGAGTTCATGGTGTAGATAGTGGTCAAGGACGTTGCCGTAAACGTTGGCAGCAAGTTGACTGGTCAGCGCCCCAATGGGGACTCCTGTACCTGTTGTTGGAATGATCCGACCGAACAAGTCAAGCACTTGTGGGTCACTAATCTTTCGAGCAAACTGCTGGTGAAGGATTGTTCGTTCGATGCTGGGAAAGTAGCTGCGAAAATCTGTTTTGAGAAAGTGAGTGAACTGGTGCTTGCGAAGTTGAGCCTGAACGAATGCCACACCAGCGTGAGTTCCCTTACCGTTACGGCAAGCAAATGACCAGGGGAGAAATGTTGCGTCAAAAATCGGGTCAACTTTGCTGACCAGTGCGTGATGCACGACACGATCAGAGAACGTTGGCGCTCCAATCTCACGTCTCTTTGGCTCAAAGACTATGAACTTGCGCAGAGGATCTGGCTGCCATCGTTGCTCAACGAGCGCCTCGTGCAAGGCAACGATCCGAGACTGAGCATGTTCGTTGAAAACGAGAAAGCCGTGGCTCCCCTTCTTCCCCTCGCCTGCTCTGACGAAAGCCCTGTTGAGGTTCTCAAGGCTGACCATGTCTTGATACAAGTTGCGGTATTTTTTGCCCATCTCAGGCGCGGCCTAGGGGTTTCACCATCATTTGATTACTCCCCCTTATGGCCGACCCCTGCAATGTGTTTGCCGAAGCAGGTGTGACCGGCTGACCACTCGCATGGTCGGCCTGCCATCCATCAATGGCAGAGCCAAAGCTTCTGTCACAGACGCCGCGCGCCCCGATGTTGTTGTTCGTGTTCGTTGGAGAGTTGTTCCAGTTCGACGTCCGTGACCCGGAGTTCGCGGATTCGTTCCAGTTCCCACCGAATAGCGCAGCGTGCCCAATCACACCTTCCCTGAATCCTGCTTTCGCTTGATCCAAGAGCCTAGTATTTTGCCCACCTCTGAAAGCATCACGTCGCCTACTTGATGCTGACGGATAGTGATAAGTCTCCTATTGCCATCTGACATAAACCTCAGCCAGTAACGCATCTGAGCCAAGCCAGCGTCAGCCACATATAGCCTGCTTACCTGATTAGTTTTCCCAGCCTGAATGAACAGGTTGACCTGACTCAACATGTCAGTGACAAACATTTGACGAACGACACCGTGCGCTCTGGGGATGTTCTGTGCCACAGGGTAGAAGTAGTTCACAAAGGATTCATACTTTTGCACGATCAGTAACTGATCATAATCATATTTCAACTGGGTGCTTCGGCTTCCGCCTCCGCTTCAGCGAGGACCGCATCTATTGCATTATCAACTGCAACATCGCCGCCGGGGAGTGACCGAATAGCCAACTCCAAGGCTGAGACTTGCTGGTTACTGGAAAGGACTTCATTGATATTCATTGTTTACCTTTCTTAGTGCTCGCTCGCGCTCGCTTAAACAAGGGTCAGGTGGTCACAGACGCCGCGCGCCCCGACGCCGTTGCTCGTGAGCGTCGGAGAGTGGAGCCAGGCCGACGACCGTGACCCGGAGGTCGCGGCCTCGTACCAGGCCCCACCGAATAGCGCAGCGTTTTCTAGTAGGTAAGTGCTGCCGCGACCGCCAGTGTTTGCAGTGTACGCGGCAGTTCCTGTTCCTCCACCGAACTCGTCGCCCCATACAAAGAGGCAACCGCTGGATTGAATGACACCGAATTTGCTAGTGAAGACTTGATCTGCCTGTGAAGACCCCGCGTTCGTTGTTGCGATACCCGTTGTCACCGGGTCGTTTCCGCGAGAAACAGCCTCGGTTGTACCAAAGGCGAGGTCAGCGAACTCACGGTAGCGTGGTGGTCGCTTGCCGTACAGTCCGAGAACCTCAACAGAATTCCACCAAGTGTTGGTGTCGTAAATTGTTTGATCGTTACTACTCGTCCCTACCGTGGCGTGGCTCGTATTCAGCAAGTAAATGTCTGACCAGAAATGCGTGTTCACCAGAGTCATGCCGCGAGGATCAAGCGCGGCTGGTTTCCACTTCAGATCCCACAGCGAAAACTCGTTAACTTGCGCAGTCGTATTACCACCAGCGCGAGCAGCAGCATTACCACCGGGTGAATAATGAAAACCACCAATCAAGCGTGAACTGGCTGGCGGTGAAGCAACAGGGGTAGGCCACGTTCCCGTTGCAGCCACCGCACTAATGACTCCGGCTGTCGTCACATAAATGTAGTAGTCAGTACCAGCTGTAAGTGAAGGCATTGTTACGGCGGTGTCTGTGGCGAAAGTTATTAGTGAACCGAGAACTTCAACACTGGTTCCGGCCTTGACACTAACAGTGCCTACACCTGTTTTAGTGAAAGCAACCGAACCAGCATCTGACTTGTTAAACAATCCGTTAGCACTACCACCACCACCAGTCGGCGTAAACGTCCATGTATTACTTGCTGTGCGAACGAGACTTCCCCCCTTTGATGTCGCCAAGGTGAGTGGTGTGCCGTTGATTGTGACATCGGCAGCAGCAGTGATTGTCACTGTACCAGCGCCGATGTTTAAGAAATTGAGTTGCGTGTTATCAGCCCACGACACAGAGGCTTGCGCAGGGATTGTGAGTGTCACCGCTGACGCATTGGAGAGCGTGACGGTTTTCCCAGCGTCCAGTAGCACCGCTGTGTAGGTCGTGCCAGTCTGCGCGTTCTGCGTGGGTGTCGCTCCCGGTTGTGCCCACTTCATGCCTCCTGTTTCGCCACTGTCAGCCGTGACAACATGCCCGTTCGTCCCAACAGCGAGACGCGCCAGCGTGTCGTCGGCGGTAGCAACAATCAAGTCGCCCTTGGCGTCAGCAAGAGTTGGAGAAACAAAACCAGTACCGTTGATGAAAGCGTTAGGTTCATCAAAGTCACGGGCAGACACACCATG